TGAAAAATACAAAACAGGTGAAGACCTAGCCAAAGCTTATAAAGAACTAGAATCTAAGCTAGGTAATAAAGATGAAACTCTTCGTAAAGAAATAGAAGAAGAGTTTAATAGAACTAAGTATGAGAATCGTCCAGAAAACAAAGGTGATTACACATTACCTGAGGGCATAGACGAAGGTGAAGCTATTGAAAGTGAGCTGTTACAGTGGTGGTCTGAACATTCATTTGAGAATGGCTATGGTCAGGATGTATTCTCTGCTGGTATTGAAAAGTATATGAACGCTATTGCTGGTAATGAAGTTAACATTGACGATGAGATGATTAAACTAGGTGACCAAGCTTTAGACAGAACTAATGCAGCTAGTGCATTTGCTAATAAGTTTTTCCCTGAGGAGTTAATGCCAGCAATAGAGCGCATGGCAGAGACCCATGAAGGTATTGTTGCCTTAGAGCATATTATGGAAAACATGAAAGGCGCGTCATTAAATTCTACTACAGATTCAGTAGATAAAATTAATGAGTCTGATTTAAGAACTATGATGCTTGACCCTCGATACCACAATGTAAGTCAACGTGACCCTGCTTATGTTAAGACTATAGAAGACGGATTCAAGAAGCTTTATGGCTGATTGGCTTATGAAGCAGGGGCTTTTAACCCTAGTTCCTGCTCATATGAAACACGTTATTCCTCTTTCAGAAACACTTAGTGAAGAAAATAAGTTTGAGTTATCTCTATTTAACAGAGAACCTTTAGATTTCTTTATGGAATTTGTTAGAAAAAAGAATGTTTATGTAGTTGAGAAAGCTAATAAACCATTAGGCATTGTAGGTGTAGAGCCTGACGGCTATCAAACTGGGCTAATGTGGGCAATGTTTGCAGAAGATATGCAGAAAAATTGGTTTAGTTTTTTAAAAGCATCCCCAAAGTTAGTAGAATTTCTACATGGAAACTATTATAAACTTAATATGAACATATTAGAAAGCAATGAGCGCATAATACAGTGGGCAATTTGGCTTGGATTTGACGTTGATGTTGTAGTTGATGGAGAAAATATTAATTATGTTCATTTTGTGCGTTGCAATTTGTCAAAAAAAAATGTTTATAATTTAGAATCACGGCCTGTAATACATTGAGTAGCCCTTTTGGATACCTACAATGACCATGTGAAGCAGACACCCACGATATAAATAATTGTGCAACTTAATGAAAGGTAGCTGTAATGGCAAACTCAATAGACACAGCCTTCATCAAACAGTTCGAGTCCGATGTGCATTTAGCGTATCAGCGTATGGGTTCTAAACTGCGTAACACTGTCAGAACTACTAACGTAACTGGCAACATAGCAAGGTTCCAAAAAATCGGAACAGGTGAAGCAACAACTAAATCTCGTAACGGTATGGTAACTCCAATGGAGCTAGCTCACACAACCGTTGAAGCAACAATGGCTGACTTCTATGCCGCTGAATATATTGATAAACTCGATGAGTTAAAAACCAATATCAATGAGCGTCAAGCAGTAGCTCAATCTGCAGCTGCGGCCCTTGGTCGTAAGACAGATGCTATTATTGTTGCGGCCCTAGACGCTGGCGCAAACTCTACTCAAATACATGATACAAGTTCTGCTGTTCAAATAGCTGACTTACTATCATTGTTTGAAACAATGGGTGCGGCAGAAGTTCCAGAAGACAACCAAAGATATTTGGCAATGCATCCTAAAGGTTTTGCAGACTTATTCTTAATCGAAGAGTTTGCATCATCTGATTATGTAGGTGAGCAAAATCTTCCGTTTGCTGGTGGAATGACAATGAAGAACTTCTTAGGTCTTAATATTTTCTCAACCAGTGCAATTGCTGGCGGTAAAAATATGGCTTATCACACTTCAGCTATTGGTCTTGGTATTAATGCTGATGTTTCTACAGAGGTAAATTATATCCCTGAGAAAGCTTCTCATTTAACCACTTCAATGATGTCAATGGGGTCTGTTGCGATAGACGACAATGGTATCTACGAAGTTCTTGACAATAACGGATAGTAAAGAAAGGACTTTAAAATGGCTTATGGTGCATCTGGATTAACGCGCATGGCAGGGGGTGGAGGCTACAACATTTGGTATTATTCAAGTGTTGACGCTCTATCAGTTGTTCGCGCATCAGGTTACTTTAATGACGCAGCTGCAATGATGAATGTTGGCGACCTAATTGCTGTATATGATAATAATGCTCCCACAATAGCGTGGACTGTTGTTTTATCTAATACAGGTTCGGTAGTCGATGTTGCAGATGGTACTGCAATTACAGTAACAGATTCTGATTAGAAAAGGAGTGGGGGGTTTAACCGCCCCCTACACTACATATGGCAACACCAGCAAATTCATCAATAGATGTATGTTCGAGGGCTTTAATCCTAATCGGTGCAGAGCCTATAACTTCATTTGAAGACTCTACTAATGAAGCACTTGTTGCTTCTAATATGTATGAGGATATAGCAAGGGCGGCATTAACTAATTGTCGATGGCGTTTTGCAACAGAGCAGGCAGTATTAGGTTTACTATCTGATGCTCCAACAGGGCGATATGATGCAGCGTATCAGTTGCCGTCTAATTTAATAATGTTACATGCGGTAACTGTAGGTGATTTTCCTATAGAGTATCAAACATATGGTGACAAAGTATTTTGTGATGCAAGCAGTACTGAAACTTTAATTGCTGATTATACATTTAGGGCAGTAGAAGTAGACTGGCCTTCGTATTTTACAATAGCAGTTGAATATACATTAGCTAGTATGTTTGCAGTATCAATAGCTAGAGACACAGCAATGGCTGGTATGATGGAAGATAAAGCCGCAGTATCTATGGCTAAAGCTAGAGCAAGTGACTCTCAGCAACAAACAAATAGAAAATTTAATACTAGTAGGTATATTACTCAAAGGCGTAGTTAATGCGAAAAGTTCGAGTACCAGTAAATAATTTTCAATTTGGTGAAATAAGTCCGTCAGCAATATCAAGAACAGACTCCGCTGTGTACTCAGCTTCTGCTCAACGTGTAGAAAACTTTCTTCTTAGAAGTGAAGGGGGTGTAATTAAACGTGCTGGCACTGAAAAAATATACAAGTACGATATTACTGTAGAGCAAACATCATTTACAATTACAGTAGCTGACTATGCTAACATTGCTGTTGGTAGTCAAATAAAGTTTTTTACACATGACGGCACAGAAATTACACTAGAGTCTGAAGCGGTTGGTGCTGGTACTCCTACTGCCGCGTCTGGCAATACTCATTATTATAAACCTAATACATCTAATAATGTAACGGCAGACCTTATTTTTGCAGCTATAAATGCAATATCAGGATTTACAGTAGCCAATCCAGCAGCGGCAGTAGTAACTGTTAAAAGAGATTTTCCTCAATCTGCAACTAATTTAACAGTAACAACAACAGACAGCACACGATTAGCTGTAACAAATTTTACTGGCGGTGCTGATATGCAAAGTAGGTTAGTTCCGTTTATATTCTCAGATGATTTCCAATATATTGTATCTATAGAAAATGCTAAGTTAAGAGTATTTAGAGTAGTGCAATCAACAGGTGTTACAAGTTTAGTATCTACATTAACGGCTGACGTAGATAGTAATGCAATTCCATTTGATGATGAGTATATAAATGAATATTCATTTGCTCAAAGTGGAAACACTATGTGGATATGTCATACACTTTTTAAACCACGTTTATTAGTAAGGACTAGTGCAACTGCTTTTCAATTAGAAGTAAAAGTATTTGATACATTAACGTCTGGGTCTACTGTTACTGACACATTTCAACCATATTATCCTTTTCAAGATACTGGCGTAACTCTAGCAGCTGAGGCTACATCTGGGACAGGTGTCCCTTTAACAACTAGTGCATCTTATTTTGTATCAGGTCATGTTGGTACACGGTTAAAGTATGGTAATTCAGAAATACTTATAACAGCAGTTGTTAATGGGACTACTGCTACAGGAACAATATTAAAAGCATTACAGCAAACATTAATTAATAACGCATTTAGGACAGCATCTGGCAGTGCAGTAGTAGAAGTTACTCATATAGCTCATGGTTTTAAAGGTGGTGAAACTATTGTTATCTCTGATGCCGCTACTGTTGGTGGAATTTCTGTTTCAAATCTAAACAATTCAGAAACTATTCTAGCTATTATAGATGAGAATACATACACATTTACAGCTAATGGTACAGCTAATGCTAGTGAAGATGGTGGTGGTGCTTCTATTAAAATTACTACTGGTGCAGCTACATTAGATTGGCAAGAGCAAACTTTCTCTTCTTTAAGAGGATTTCCTACAGCCGTTACTTTCCATGAAAATAGATTAGTATTTGGTGGAACAAGCTCACAGCCTGATGCTATATGGATGAGCAAAACAAATGCTTACTGGAACTTTGATGTAGGTACAGCAAATGATTCTGATTCAATCCAATTAATTGCAGCTACTGGTGAAGTAAACGAAATAAGACATTTAGTGTCTAATAGAGATTTGCAAATATTTACAGCTAGTAACGAATTATTTGTGCCTACATATCTAGGTAATGCAATAACGCCAACTAATGCACAGTTAAGAAAACAAACACCTTATGGTAGTACATGGATTCGTCCTGAGTCATTAGATGGTGCAACTGTATTTGTACAAAAGAATGGTTCTATTGTTAGAGAATACATTTATTCAGACGCAGAAGGTTCGTATACTGCATCTTCTATTTCTTCTATTTCATCGCATCTTATTAAGAATCCTATTGAGCAGTCTGTTCTTAGAGGTGCGATAAATAGAAATGAGTCTTATATATTTATGGTAAATGACGATGGCACTGTAGCTGTGTTTAATTCTAACAGAACAGAAAAACGAGCTGGGTGGGTTGAGTTTACGACTAGAGGTTCTTTTAAATCTATATGTGTTATTGATGACAAAGTGTTTTGTAATATTGTTATTGATACTGGTGCTGGTACTCAGGAATATATTTTATGTGAGTTTAAAGACACAGTTAATTTAGATGTAGCTAAGACTTATACTAGCACTACAGGTGTTTTTACTGTGAGTGATGAGTTTGCTAATGGTGCAGTTGTTAGTGTAGTTAGCAATACAAATTACTATGGTGATGTAGTAGTATCTGGTGGTGAAGCTGATGTATCTGCTGTTGAAGCTATAACAACAGCAGAGATTGGATATAAGTTTGATGTTACTTTAAAAACTAATCCTATTGATTTAACAGCTGACAATGGCCCAGTTACAGGATTGCCTCGAGCAATAGGAAGTGTTTTCTTAGATTTAAATAATACACTAGCAGTAAGTGTAAACAATACAGCATTAACAATAAGACAAGTTACTGATGACATGTCAAAGATAAGAACGCCTGTTACTGGTAAAAGAGAGTTTAGATTACTTGGATATAGTGATGACCCACAAATAGAAGTGACTCAAGCAGAACCTCTACCTATACAGGTTAATGGATTAATAGCAGAGGTAATTATATAATGGCAATTCCATGGTTAGCAATCGCTAGTACAGGTTTATCAGCTTTTAGCTCTATTCAAAGCGGAAGAGTTAGAGCTGGACAAGCGTTGCAAAGTGCAAAGCTTGCATTAATTGACCGCAGTTTAATGGACACACAGACTAAACAATCTGCTATAATTAGAATGAATGAATATCAAAATGATATGTCAGCTAATGAAAATATGTTTGCAAATCTAGGGAGAAGAGATGACCCCAGTATGCAAGCTTTTTTTGATAATCAAAAAGATATAGTAGCAGAAGACATAAGAGTTGCTACTAATCAAAGTCTGATTAGTATGAGAAAAACAGAAATAGAAGCGGCAAGTTTAAGAGCTGGTTCAAAAAATGCTTTAAGGTCTGCTACTGTTAATGCCTTTGGAGATATAATGGGGGGTATATCTTCTTACAGAGGCTCAAGAAAAAAATCAGATAAAGATTAGGAATTTTTAATGCCAGTACTTAGACAAAAAAGAACAGTTACTAACGCACCAATAGGTGTTGCTAGGATTAATACAGGTGAGTCTGAGCTTTGGGAAACAATTAGAGCTAACGCAAAAAACGTAGCATCAACAGCTTTTAATACTTTAAAAAAAGAATCTCTTAATGAAGCACAAGAGTTAGCTTTAAGTGAAGATATAGATAAAGTTAGAACAATTAATCCAACTACAGGTAAGCTAGAAGCTTTAGAGTTATACAATATGAACTCTGATGCTAGAGCTGCTTACAAAAGAATAATTGATAGTAGATTTGAAAAATCAATATCTGATGAAATTAAATTAAAATCTAAAGAATTTTCATTAATAGAAAATATTTCTCCTCAAGCATATGAAGAAAAGTTTTCTCAATACTTATCTGGTATGGTTAATAATGCTCCAGAAGGTATGTATAAAGGTATGGTAGAAGAAGCTGGAACTTTTTATCTAGCTTCTACTAAAATGAATCTTACTCAAACTCGAAGACGAGAACTAAAAGCAAAAAATAAACAATTGTTTATAACTGAAGTTAATGAAATTCAAAAAAGTTTTTCAGAATTAAATGATGAAGACAGAGAAATAGCATATAACAAAATATTAGAAAAAATAGATTTAAATGTAACAGCAGATTCAAACTCATATTCTGGCCCAGAAATAAATGCTTTAAAAAATGCAGCAGAAAAATCTTATTGGTCAGCGGTTCTTCAATCTGATTTACAATCTCAATCTTTTAAAACTGCAAAAGAATTTAATAAATATGTTAATAATGTTGCAAGAAATAGAATAATTTTTGGTACTAAAGAATATGATGTTGGTTTGCCTCCTGAGTATTTAAGTGAGGAATTAGCAAATCAAGTTAGAAGTCAATCATCTATATATCAATTTAGAATTCAAGAAGAACAAGCAGAAATATTTAAAGATGTACAAGAAAAATTAAATGCAAAAGATATTAGTATTAATAATATTTTAGAAGAATTAGTTTTTAGTGAGCAAACTAAAGAAGAAATTGATTTACTTGGAGTGCAAAACAAAAGTGAAAGAATAGAAGCTGGATTAGAGTATTTTATTACAGAACTTAATTCTTATAAAGACAATTTAGAAAAATACATGAGGGAAAATCCAGAAATTAATTTTGATGGTTTAAATAAAGAAATAGGAAATGAAGCAGAAATTTTATTAACTTATGCTATCTCTCTTGGTCTTGATACAAATGACCAAATTGCTACAGCAGTAGGTCGTCATAATACTGATGTACAAGACGAAGACGGAAACTTTCTTTCCCCAGAAAGCAAAGTAATTATTGAAGCAATTCATAAATTAGTTCCTTTTGACAAACTTGGTTCTTTAAAAACATATGTTCAACGAGGTTACAGTGGTAAGTTTAAAGATGCTCAAGCCGCAAGACAAAAAGCTTTAAAAGAAAATTTAATAAATAAACAAAAATTTGATTTTTCACTAACTGTAAGTAATGAAATTACTAAAATAAGAAATGGAGATATAAGTTATACACAGGAAGATTATAATAATTATTTAGATGAATTTAATGAAAAAGTTGAATATTTTATTAATCAAGGTAAGCCACTTGGTGTAGATAAACTTATAGATTTTCAAAAAAAATTAAATAAAGAATTTATTATAAGAGATGTTAACGCCATGATGTCAGACATTCCTAATATTTCTTCTGAAATATTATACGATTCAGATGCTTATATTTTAAGTGGCGGTAAAAACACAAGTTCATTAAAAAAATATGAATTTGGTACATCAATTGTTTCTCCTGATGGGCCAATGTCTGCTCCTATAAATCATCTTAAAGATAGACTTGATGATATATTATCAAGAACTATGGGCGAAAATGTTAAAGCTATATCTACTGTTTTTGGAGAATTAGCAAAAGGACAAGCTAAAAAAGAAACACAAGCAAAAGCAATAGCTGATGCAAATATAAATAGACTTACATTATTATCAGGCGAGGCAGATAAAAGTCATAGAAATATAGTTGATGACAATTTTAATTGGCGTAACTCTAATACTTGGGAAAATATAATATCACAAACTGGTTCTACTGAGTTAACTAAACAAGTTAATCTTATGATGTCTGGTGCGCTTGTAGATAATGAAATTATAAATTCAATATTTCAACTTCATAATCAATACAGTAATTTAAGAACAGACAAGGGCGCAAGGTATAATAAATTAAAAGCCTACAATGTTTTTACTGAAGACCAAGAAGCTTTTTTTGAGACTGTAAGTGATTTATCATTAATGCTTGGAAGTGATAAACGTAATGAAATTATACAAAGTTTAGGTAGTTTAACTAATAAAGATAAAAGTGAAAAACGTGCTAATTTTTTTGCAATTGCTAATATAGATGACAAAACTACAAGAAATGACAGAAATGATATTATATCTTCTACTGCTAAATATATAAGAACAGTTTTGCCAGAAACAGATTTAATGCTTGGCACAGGTTTATATAAACAATTTGAAGCATATGTTAATTATCAAATCTACAGCAATATAAATGAAAAAACAATTAGTGAAAATTTAACTAATATGTATGATAAAGTTTTTGTAGAAGATGATATTATTCTTGATTTAAGAACAGGTACAAACAAAACAAATCTTACTTTACATAATGTATTTGGAGATAATGACACAGCTACTTGGGCTGAAAGCCAAATGGAAAAACAATTAAATGATTTTGGTTATACTTTATTAGATAGAATATTTGTAGGTAAAAGTGTAAAAGAACTTAACGAAATTATGGATTTACCAGCTGATGAACGACAAAAACTTAGAAAAGAAGCAGAAGAATCTGGGGGTAAATATCAAAAAGTAGTTTTAATTCCTGATGAATTTTCTAGTGAAGGTAGTTTAAATTTATGGCCTCATGTACTTAGTGAAGATGGTTCGTTGAATCCTGTGCTGGGTAAACAAAATAATGAATTAATGATGCCATATTTTAATACTGACGAATTAAGAGATGAATACCGTAAGAGTGGTCAAGAAGGCAGATACGAACTATTAAGAAAAAGAGCAGAAAAAGAACTTGCAGAAAGCCAAGAAACAATAACTCAACAAATTATAGAAAGCTCACTTTCTTTAAAAAATGCTAAAGCACTTTTAAAAAAGCAACAAGCTGAAATAAATGCAATACCTTCACCTATAGGAAATATTGTAAAAGGCACAGTTGTTGAAAGCAACATAATAGAAAGCATAGATTTTAAAAGTAAGAAACACATTACTTTAATGTATGCTGGCTTAGACCATAATCAACGAGGGTATTCATTTGTTTCTAAAGAAGGAAATAGTTCTGGAAAACCTATTCTTTTAAATCAAAAAAGAGAACAAATAACAGGAAACGAACTTACTAATCTTAAAAAAACATTGTTTGATGATATGAAAAAATTTAATGCAAGCACTTCAAAATATAAAGAATTAAGTAAATTTTATGAGTTAGTAAATAAAGTACATCGAGTAGAATTAGGATTAAGTAATTAATGTTAAACGGTTTTAATAATAATAGAGTATGGAGTAATCAAACTTCATCTATTGATAATATGCCTAAGACACCAACATGGGGTGAAACAATAGGAGCTAGTATAAAGAGTGCTGGTAGTCCGATTGTAAATCATATTAGTAATTCTTATAAGTTTAACCATGTAAGAGATGAAAACTTTCAATTAGATATAGATATGTTCGAACCTCGACACTATGAATATGTTGGTGATTATGTTGATGTTCAGAGTCAAGCTGAGTTAGATGCAAAACTTAAAGACTTAGATGGTCTTTTAGAAAATAGAGAAACTTTATACAAAGCTGGCGTAGCTAAAGCAATGATTAGTGAATTTGCTAATCCTATTAATTGGTTAGGTTTGCCGTATGGAATTGGCGAAGCTAGATTAATGTATGCAATTGGTAAAGTTGCTACAGCTTCAGCGTTTCATCAAGGAGGTTTAGAATTACTTCGCGCGCCTTTTGACCCTACATCAGTTCCTCATGAAACACCTATTAATATAGGGGCAGCTTTTGTTTTTGGAGGATTTTTGCAAGGTGGGTTAAGAGTGCCGTCTGCAATAAAAGCACGTAATCATAATATTTTAATGGATGATTACAATGCAATGATTGATGGATTAAATGGTCTTACTCCTGATGACATAGATAAAATGCCATCTGTTAAAGATAGAAAATATGGTCTTCAAAGCACAAAAGAATTAAACAATTTAAAAAATAGAAGTAACAGTAAGCAAGAAGTCTTTGACCTTAATAGAGAAATATCTGTAAGGCGCATGGAATATTGGAAAAGCAAAGACCCTAATGATATTTATAAAGCTGATAGTTTTTTTGTAAAAGCAATGCCTACACCATTTAGAAGTTTCTTACGTTCTAAATTAACAACTACTAAAGGTTATATGCATAGATTAGCTAGTGACCACGGACTAGTTACAGTTGCTAATATGATGGGTTTAACTCATGGCCCTTCTATTTATACACAACAAAAATTGCGTGTTGGCCCTGTAGTAAAAAACATGAAACAATTTTACAGGCTTTGGGGCGAAGAACAAGGCGGTGCAATGGAGATGGCTGGTTATAGGTTATCTAATGCTGCAGCAAAAGCATCTAAATTAAACCCATTGCAAAAAAATAAAATGACATTTGATGATTGGATTACTGAGGTAAACACAGCTCGATTAGCTGATGACCCAGCTTATTCTATGAGTCCTAAACAAAAAGAAGCCGCAGATTTAATAGACAACTTTTTTAAAGATGCTGAAGTTGAGTTAAGAGATTTAGGTCTTATAGGTTCTGCTAAATCTGTTAAAACTAGTATTAAAAAATTAACAAATGGTATTGATTCTACTAAAAATAAATTAAAAGTTGCAACAAAACCAGCTTTAAGAAAACATTTTGAAAAACAAATAATAAGATTAGAAGAAAAATTAAAAGAACAAGAATTATTATTAAAAGAATCTTATACTGGTTCTGTAATGCCTAAAGGAGAAACTAAATATTTTGCTCGTTATTGGAATCAAGGCAAAATTAAAGCAAACAGAGCATTATTTACAAATAAAATTTTACAACATTATTTAGCAAACCCTAAAGAGGGCGCGCCTATGGATGTAAAATCAGTAACTCTTCGAGCAGAAGATACAGTTAAAAAAATACTTGAAGAAGGTGAGTATGACCCATTAAATCCTGACACTTTATTTCTTGGATTAGGCTCATCTAAACACACAAAAGGTAGAATATTAGACATACCTAATAAAGATGTATTAGATTTTATAGAATTAAATCCAGAAAAAGTAATGCTAGAATACACAAATAGAATTGCTCCGTTAATAGAATGGGAAAAAGGATTTGGTGGCAGAACATTAGATGATATTTTAGATGAGATAGACGAAGACGGTATTTCTAACAATATGAGTGTTAGGCAAATAAATAAAGCTCGTATGGAATTTCAAATAATGTACAATCGTGTAGTGGGTAGAACAATTGAAGACCCCTCTCGTTGGGATAGTAAAACTGCTTACGCAATTAAAGAAGCATCTGCGTTAAGTTATTTAGGTTCTGCTGGGTTTGCAACTATTAGTGAACCAGCAACTATGTTTATGAATCATGAAGTTGGTACAATTTTTAAAAGTTTATTTAACATTTTAAAAAGACCACAAAATGTACAACAAGCGTTAAGAGAAACTAAAGAAGTTTATGCTGAAGCTTTAGAAATTGAAATAGGTAATGCTCAAGTACGTTTTACAGATGAGATGCGCGGTGAGTCTAAGATAACTAAGACTTGGGAGAAAGGTAAGGATGCTTTTTATACTCTTAATGGTCTTGCTCCTTTAACTGCATTATTAAAAAACTGGGAGTCATTAAACAGACAGCACAGTATTATTGATTACTCTATTAAATTAGTAAATGGTAATTCAAATAAATTTGAAACTACTTGGCTTTTACGAAATGGAATAGACAAAGAAAAAGCTACAGAAATAGCAAATGCTCCTTGGGATAAAACTGATAATGGATTGTATTTAGCTAATATAAGTAAATGGAAAACAAAAAAAGGCAAATCAAATAAGCCTAGTAAATTTGTGCAAGAAGATACTATTACATCTTTTAAAGCAGCAATGAGTGATGGTATTTTAAATACTATTTTAATGGGTACACCAGCAGACAAGCCTATATTAGCTGATGGTATTATTATGTTACCTATGCACATTGCTGGCAAAATGGGTCTTAAAGAACACCCTAAATATAGAGGGTATGCTCGAGTAGAAAGTGGTTTATTAAATATGCCATTGCAGTTTTATTCTTATCTCATGGCAGCAGCTACTAAAATACAAGGCTCATTGGCTCAAGGACAAAATAAAAATAAAGCTATAACAATAGCCGCGTTTATGGGTCTTGGTTATTTACAATATCAAATGAGAGTTCCTGATTATGTTCGAGAAAAAGATAACATTCCTACAGCACTTATGAGGTCTTTTGATTATGCTGGTTTAGGTGGTGTGTATTCAGATATATTTTATACATCATTACATACTGGCATGGAATTAACAGGTAAGAATTTTACTGGAGGAATGGTAGCAGCTAAATATGGAGCAGAACAAAACTATGCTGATGCATTGGCTGGTATATTAGGTGCTGGCCCAGACATTGCATTACAATATAGTCGTGCAGCTGGAAATATAGTGCAAGGAAATTATGGTGAAGGTACAGAAGATTTCTTACGAATACTACCTTTTCTTAGATTATGGTTTTTAAAAGACCAAATGAAAGAACTAGGTAGAACATTTGGTAATATGTAATTGTGCGTTGAAAAGTAATAAGTAAATTGGTAACAGGGGAAAAATGAGGTAGTAAAATGACAATAGTAATAGCAAATAACTCACCAAGAGTATCATATACAGTAGCAGAAGGTGCAACACAGACAAGTTTTGCGGTATCATTTGAGTTTTTTGCTGATGCTGACCTTAACTTTATTGTTGATGGTACTACTAAAACATTAACCACGCATTACACTGTTAGTGGAGGTGATGGTAGTACAGGAACTATAACTACAACAGCAGGAAATACAGTCACTGGAATTAGTGGCGGTAGTACGGTCGTTATTACTAGAGACATTTCTTTAGAAAGAGTGACAGACTTTCCAGCCCAAGGCTCATTCCAAATATCTTCATTGAATACAGAGCTAGATAGATTTACTGCAATTGCGGCTGACCTTAATGACAAAGCTAATCGTGCTATACAAACTACAGATTACGATACGGCTGTTTCTGTGACTCTTCCCTTGGTTGCAGATAGAAAAGGTAAAGTTCTTGCCTTTAATGCTTCTACTGGTGCAGTCGAGGCTGGACCTTCTACCTCTGACGTACAGACAGTATCAGCCAATGCCGCCTCAGTGGCTCTATTAGGCACTAGTGACGCTGTTGCAGACATGAATACACTAGCAACATCGGCAATTGTTGAAGATATGAACTTATTAGGCACAGCTGCTGTTGTAGAAGATATGGGTTTGCTTGCAACATCTGCAGTTATAGAGGACATGGGGCTGTTAGCTACGTCTGCTGTTATTGAGGATATGGGATTACTTGCTACATCTGCAAATGTAACGGCAATGGGTTTGTTAGGAACATCGGCAGTCATCGAGGACATGGGTATATTATCTGCGAGTGATGTTGTTGCTGATATGGCTTTGTTAGCTACTACAGATATAGTTGCAGATATGGCTTTGTTAGCTAACAGTGATGTAATTGCTGATATGAATACTTTAGCCACAAGTGCTATAGTTGCTGACTTAAACATACTAGCTACTACTGACATAGTTGCTGACATGGCAATATTAGCAACGTCAGATATAGTATCTGATTTAAATACCCTTGCTACTTCCGATATTGTAAGTGATATAAATACATTAGCTACTTCTGATATAGTAAGTGATATTAATACTTTAGCTACTAGTGACATTGTTTCTGACTTAAACACTTTAGCTACGAGCGATATAGTTACTGATTTAAATTTATTAGCTACTAGTGCAATAGTAGATGACCTTAATTTACTAGCAACATCTACTGTTATTGCTGACATGGCTACTCTTGCTGGTGGCGGTGCTAATCCTAACATAACTTCTGTTACTGCTTCTGGTGAAATAGCGGCAGCAAGTTTAGATATTTCTGGTAATATTGATATTGACGGAATTAGTAACCTAGATATTGTAGACGTAGATGGTGCAGCTAACTTTGCCGCAGACGTAACCTTTGCAGATGGCGCAGATATTATCACTGCTTCAGCAGGTACATCTAACTTCAGAGCAGGTGTCAACGCAGGTAACTCAATAGAATCTGGTGGTAATTTCAACACTGTCGTGGGTGACGAAGCTGGTACTGCGATTACTACTGGGGATGGTAATACATTTGTAGGTTATGCCACAGGTGACGCTATTACCACAGCAGGTAATAACACAGCAGTTGGTTATAATGCTCTAACAACTAACACCACAGGAAGTAACATCACAGCAGTTGGTAAGACTGCTTTAACTTCTAACACCACAGGAATACAGAACAATGCTTTAGGTGCTTCTGCTTTAAATGACAATACTACAGGTAACTACAACAACGCAATGGGTGTAAGTGCTTTAGGCGACAACACTACTGGTGATAATAATACTGCGGTTGGTCACGATGCTTTAAGATTAAACACTACAGCAGATGACAACACAGCAGTCGGATACGATGCAATGGCTGCTAACACTACAGGTGCTTTAAACACAGCAATAGGTAAGTCTGCTTTAGACGCTAATACTACAGGTTCTAGTAACACAGCACTTGGCAGAAACTCCCTTGGTAGTAACACTACAGCAGGTAATAACACAGCACTTGGACATAATGCTTTGCTAGCTAACACTACAGGTGCTTTTAACACAGCCGTTGGTACTGCATCTTTAGATGCTAACACTACAGCGAGTGGCAACACAGCCGTTGGCTATAATTCTTTAACCGCTAACACTACAGGTGCTAGTAACGTAGCTGTAGGAAGAGATGCTTTAGCTGCTAACACTACAGCAAATAACAACAACGCCTTTGGTTATCAGGCACTTTTAACTAACACCACAGGTACTTTAAATACAGCATTTGGTGGTGTTGCCTTAAAATTAAACACGACAGGCGCACGAAACACTGCTATTGGCACTTTTACACTTGATGCCAACACGACAGGCGGCAACAACACATCAGTTGGTAATGCATCAATGTCAAGTAACACTACAGGTAGTAACAATGTTGCGCTGGGTTCGTATGTACTTGGAGCCAACACAACAGCAGATAACAACACCGCAGTTGGGTATCAGGCTTTAGACGCTAACACTACAGGTGCTAGTAATACAGCAGTTGGTAAGTCTGCTTTAGGAGCTGCAACAACAGCATCTGGTAATACAGCAGTTGGTATTAACTCAGCGGATGCTATTACTACAGGGTATCACAACGTAGCTTTGGGTAGCTTTGCTTTATCTGCAAATGTAACAGGCAACCAAAATGTTGCTATAGGTTACGAGTCTCTATTTAATCACACTGGTAACAACACAACAGCGGTTGGTCACGATTCTTTAAAGGCTAATACAACGGGTACTTCAAACACTGCTTTAGGGTATAGGGCTTTAACATCTAACACTACACCAAATAACAACACAGCAGTTGGCTCAAATTCACTAGATGTAAACACTACAGGTGCTAACAACACAGCAGTTGGCAGCAATTCTTTAGGAGCAAACACTACAGCAGATAACAACACAGCCCTTGGTTATCTAGCTTTAACAACTAACACTACAGGCTCTTTAAACACGGCTGTTGGTGGTGATACATTAAAACTTAATACTACAGGCGCACAGAATGTTGCTGTTGGAATGTACACCTTAAACGCAAACACTACAGCCTCACAAAATACAGCAGTTGGTTATGCCGCTATGCTATCTACCACCACAGGTGCTAGTAACGTAGCCGTTGGTGGAAATGCCCTAGACGCAAACACTACAGGTGCTTCAAATGTTTCAGTTGGTTGGAACTCACTGACAACAAATACAACCGCTAGTAATAATACTGCCGTTGGGCAAAGCTCTTTAGGGTTGAATACTACAGGTACTGGTAACACAGCCGTTGGTAAAGGTGCATTAGATGCAAATACAACTGCTAATTACAATACTGCTGTAGGTTTAGACGCTTTAGGAACAAATACTACAGGCACAAATAATAATGCATTTGGAGAAACTGCTCTTTTTTCTAATACGACAGGTAGTAATAATCAGGCTATTGGTAGAGGAGCGTTAGAGCAAAATACCACAGCATCTAACAACAGTGCGTTTGGGCATAATGCTTTAAAAGCTAACACTACAGGTACTAACAACGTAGCAGTTGGTATAAATGCTGGTGTAAGTCTTACTTCTGGAAATAATGGTATATTTCTAGGAAAAGATGCAGGTCTAACAGGAAGCCCGGGAGGCAATATAACCTCTGCGAATAATATTTTAGTTATTGGTGATGAAAATATTACAGCATCAAACATCCAAGTAGATTGGACAGTAGCCTCTGACCAAAGAGATAAGACAGACTTTACAGCCCTAGATTTAGGCTTAGACTTTGTTAAGGCACTTGCTCCTGTAACATACAAGTGGGATAAACGTAGCAAGTATGGCGATAAGTCTGCTGATGATTATGATTTAAATGCACAGACACCAGACGGTACACACAAAGAAGATTGGCTAGACATAGGCTTTAAGGCACAAGAAGTTCAAGCTCTTGAGGAAGCCGCTGGATATACAACTGCGGCTAAGAAAAACCTTACTGTATCTACATCAGGTGATGGTAAACAAATGGGTCTTCAGTACAGCAAGTTTGTACCAATCCTAGTAAAAGCAATACAAGAACTATCAGCAAAGAACGATGCTTTAGAAGCACGTCTAACAACCTTAGAAGGATAAACTAAAATGACAGATAGAACAGACGCAGAACTACTACAAGACTTTACAGCAATGGGTCACTCCATAGCACTCATTACAGATGTAATAGCTGGAAACGCTATGGCTGGTGAATCAGCCGCAGATAGACAATCAGCAGTAGACAGAAATGTTGAGCATCTTGAGCTAATGAAAGCTAAAACAGACTGGGGCAGTGAGTCAATGACAGCTACAACTAATGCAATTACAGCTGGTAAAGGTTACACTGCTTCGTAATGTTATCTAGGTTAATTTATATTAGTTTGCTGTTGTTATGTGCGACAGCAGGGGGGGCTTTATCTGCTGACTCTAATACTGTTTCCTCCACAGTTGTCACGGACAAAGCTCCTCCAACAGCATCAGCTCCCTCTGTTGTAGTTAACAACTCAGATGTCTGTAAGACTGGTGCGTCTGCTGCTATTCAAACACAGATACTTGGCATAGCTAGTGGCATTGCTATTCCTGATTTAAATTGTGAAAGACTAAAACTATCTAGGTCATTGTATGCTATGGGTATGAAAGTAGCAGCTGTGTCTACTTTATGCCAAGACTATCGTGTCTTTGATGCTATGGCTATGTCCAATACTTTCTGTCCTTATATGGGTAAGATAGGTGAAGATGCACAAATTGAATGGAAAAAGAATTTTAATTTAATTCCTAAAGGTTCTGTTATTAAAGATTTATACACACCAAAACCAACTAAGAGAGTAACAAGTGAAACACCTATTCAAGTTGACCCAAAGAAAGGCATTATTGGCGTGCTGCTTATGCTGCTTATTCTTTAGCGTACAAAAAACTGTTAGCCAAACGTGCGTTGTTGATACAGTAGGACTATGTGACCCTGCTGTTGATGTGTCTATTGAATCTGAAGTAGTGACTGAAAGTTTTACTGACTCTACTGGGATTACTACTATAGAAACTACTACTTCTGTTACCACCACTACTACTGTTACTAATGAAGACTCAGGAGATTTACTTAATTCTGAAAGTGGATACGTAACTTCTACTAAAGAAGGTGATATGGATTCTGATTGGGGTGGTGAAGGTCCTGCTTCTATGCCCTCTGGTTCTACATGTGCAGATTTAGGCACAGATAAATGCGCTCAAATAACAGGGTCTGGTAATGGCACTAGTAATAATGGTGTTACTGGTATGGGTAGTACTTTTGTTCAGACAATAGACATTAGTAATTTAAATATAAGCGATGGTGGTCAAGTAACTTATACTATCGAAGTAGTTAAAGAAGATAGTGAAGACTCTATTTACTTTCATGTTACTGGTAATAATGGGTCGGTATTAAATTTTTCAAGTACTGATATACTCTCAGCATCTGGTGTTAATAGTGGATATGCTTCTTATACTGGTGGTTTTAATTTTGGTGGAAATCTAACTAGTCTTATCGTAGAAATAGGTGGTCGAGATATTAACTTAGCTATCGGCCCGATGTTTGATGATGTAACTGTAAATGTTTTATACAATGTTATTAATACTATTATTACTCAGAACATTACTACTATAGAGACTTTTATTGCTTTAAATCTAGGTAGCGGTGATGTTGCTATTGATATAGCCGAAGATATATTTGAACATAATGATGTTATCGAGGTAGATGGCATTACTATAATTGAGCCAATGAAAGGACCAAACGATGCGACTTACGATTCAGTTGAACTTGAACTCGATTCGCCAGTTATTGAGGCGATTGATATTAAAATGGACACGCAAACCCAAGGAGGAGATACCAATGTATATGCAGAAACCAACCAAGAAGCCAGCGTCGAAGCCGAGCTTGAAGCCAAAGAAGAGCCTAAAGAAACCACCATCGTTAAAATCAAAGCCGTCAAAGAAGAAGTAGTTAAAGTTGCTGAGGTAGTTGAAGAGGAGGTAGAGGTTAAGGAAGAGGCTGAGAAAGAAGAGCCAGTTAAGAAAGCAGAGGTTAAGAAAAATACTAAGCAACAAAAACAAAAGGTTGCTAACAAGATAGTAAAAGAGATGGGTTCTAAAGGTAGGTATGATGATGCCAACCAATTTAAAACCTTGATGATTATGTCTGTTCTCGCTGATAACAAGAGTTTCTTTAACAACCAGACTCCATTGGTTGATACTGTAAAATTATTTTCCAATGATACAATACCTGATGGTGTTATTAATGATAACAATATGGCTTTATTTTTAATGAAATATGGTGCTGATGCGTCAATGACTGCGTTAGTAGACATACAATATAGATAGGAAATAATATGGTTAAGAAAAAAGGACTATACGCTAACATGAACGCGCGTAAAAAAGCTGGCACATCACGCTCAAAGAAAAACAGTACAGTTACTGACAAAGCTTACTCTAATATGAAAGCTGGTTTCCCTAAAAAGAAAGGTAAGTAGTATGTATGAATACGCAGTTAAGAAAATAGTTTATGTAGTTGATGGTGACACAGTAGACATAGAAATAGATTTAGGTTTTAATCTAACTAAGAAAGAACGTGTCCGTCTAGCTGGAATTGATACACCTGAGAGTAGAACTAGAGACTTAGCTGAGAAAGAATTAGGTCTTAGAGCTAAAGATTATTTAAAGCAAATGCTAAAAGATTCTAAGAATTTAACAGTACAGACATCTAAAGATGGTAAGTATGGTAGAATGTTAGGTTGGTTTTATGATAAGGAATTAAATATTAATCTAGATATGGTTGAGAATGGACATGCTTGGGCATATGATGGTGGCACTAAGGTTAAAAACTTAGAAGATTTAATTGCAATACAAGGAGATAGAAATGAAACTAACATATAGAAGATTAATAATTGGGCTTGTGATTGCCTGTGCTGTTGTAATATATTTTATGGCTAAACAATTTTAATGAGTTTATTAAAGAAACATAAAAATCCTAAGGGTGGATTGAACGCGGCTGGTCGCGCTCATTTTAAAAGAACAGAAGGGTCTAATCTAAAAGCACCTGTTAAATCAGGTACTAATCCAAGGCGTGTAAGTTTTGCAGCTAGGTTTGCTGGAATGAAGGGGCCAATGAAGGATGAAAAGGGTAGACCAACTCGTAAAGCATTAGCATTAAAAGCCTGGGGATTTGGCAGCGTTGCAGCTGCGCGTTCTTTTGCGGCTAACAATAAAAAGAGTTAGGTATGGCAGAGGTAGAATTTGCAGGGGTAAAGTTTACAGGCGGCAAGATGGTTGCTTTGATTGTAAGTTTGAGTACTCTAGGTGGTGGTGCATATGGTGTGTTCGAGGCATACAAACAATTTACTGACATGCAATCTGCTATCTCTGAGTATGTAAGTCCTGACTTATCCCACATAGATAACCATATAACTATGGTATCTGGTGAGCTAGGTGTAATTGAAGCTGAGTTTGTTGCGTTGAAAGAGGCAGATACGTTAATGAACGAGCTAGTTAGAGAACAAGTTAATTCTATTAAGAGTACAGTTGCTGAGTTACAAACACAAATACACGACTTAAAAATAGAGCAGAAGGTTGACCTTTCTGATATGTCTGCACGATTAGATAAGGATATAGAAAAGCAATCGAACAAACTAACAACAAGTATTGAGCAAGTTACTAAAGACTTAAACAAAGTAATTAAATCTACTGATGAACAAGAGATTAGAAATAGGTCAAGCATCAGAGACACAGACCTATTGTTGCGCGGTAATGTTAAAACTATTAGAGATATTATCTCATCGTTTGAAATTAGAATGGATGCTAAGCTAACTAAACTAGATGAAAAAATTGACAGCCTCGAGGAAAACCTAGATAAGAAAATACAAAGAGCATTAATCAATCCATTACTCGGAGGATAATATGGGATTATTAAGTACACTTGTTGGGCCAGTCACTGGCATCTTAGATAAATTCATAGAAGACAAAGACCAGAAAGCTTTACTTGCTCATGAGATTAGCACGATGGCTGAATCACATGCTCAAGAAGCAATGCTTGCACAGTTAGAAATAAACAAACAAGATGCAAAGGGTAACTGGTTTCAATCTAGCTGGCGACCAGCTACTGCTTGGGTATGTGTTCTTGGATTCCTTGTAAATTTTTTAGTGTCTCCTTTGTGCGCTGGGTTTGGTATTGATATACCTCAAGCTGATACAGGTACTATGCTTCCTGTGTTAATGGGGATGTTGGGGCTTGGCGGTTTACGTTCATTCGAGAAAACAAAAGGATTAAACAAATGAGTTTTAGATTATCAGATAGAAGTACAGCTAAATTAGATAAGGTTGATTCTAATCTAGTTGCTTTAGTAAAGATGGCTATCTTAAAAACTAAAGTAGATTTTGGTGTGATATGTGGGTTGCGTACTATCCAAGAGCAAAAGCTATTGGTTGATAAAGGTGTGTCACAAACTATGGATAGCAAACATATATCTGGTAGGGCGGTAGACCTTATGGCTTATGTAGGTAGTCGAGCATCATGGGAGTTAAACTTGTATGATGATATAGCTGACAGCATGAAGAAAGCATCTCAGTTAATTGGTGTGCCAGTACGCTGGGGTGCGGCTTGGCACATCAAAGATATTGCTGAGTATGAAGGTACAATGGAAGAGGCAATGAATGAGTATATAGATTTGCGTAGGTCGCAAGGTCGTCGTCCTTTTATTGACGGTCCTCACTTCGAACTTGCTGGTTAAATTTTTTTACTAGCTGGTATACTCTTGACGGACTTATATTAAATAGTTTGCCAACGCTTTTCATCGTATGCCTGCCCCCACAATGGGGACAAGCATCCTGATAAGTCTCTGCAATTTTTTTATTACGAGACTCTTTTACTCTACCTCGACCGCTCATTAGAATGGTATCACATCATCTATGTCGGTGTTATCTTTAGGTGTAACCTGTGTTCGGTCTGTAACCTGTAAGCTAATCATATTAAGTCCAGCATCTGTAGTTTTTTTCCAAGCTGCA